ACATCTTTCTAGTCGATGCCACTGTCTCGGATAGCTATGAAATAACCAGCGAAGTTACCGACTCACCAGTAGAGGATGGGATAGACATATCAGACCATGCCAGACTGAAGCCGATCACATACCAAATAGAGGGTGAGATTTCAGAAACTCCACTCAACCTAAGCGCATCACTTCAAGGGCTAACAACGACCGCTGGTGCCACTGTCGGGAGAGAGCTTGGAGGGTTCGGGCAGTCGGCAGCCGGACTTGCTGGAGGTTTTTTCGGTGCGAGTCTATTTCAAGAGTCGTCTAATCCGGCAAAAGTTGCCCGTGATAAACTCGAAGAGCTCATCCAAAATAAAACTATTTTCACAATCATTACTAAAAATAAAAAGCTCGACGATATGATATTAACGTCGATTAGATTCCCAAGAGCACAAGGCGATGGGAGAAAGTTAAAGTTTTCAGCAACAGCAAAGCAGATAAGAATTGTAAAATCTCAATCTGTTCTAATAAAAAATATAGCAAAGAGCGCATCTGGATCGGCAGCCGCAAAACAAAAGCTCGGAAATAAGCCAACAACAGCAGTCACAGAGGCGGTTGAAAAGCCTTCGAGTGTTTTATTTAAGGCTCTTAAATTCGTTGGAGGTGCTTAATGGCTTTCGTTCAGCTTCCAATTCGATCTGATATCCCTGCTTATGATTTTCAAACCGAGCTTGATGGTGTTCTTTACACACTTGGCTTTTCATTTAACTCACGAGCTGGCTATTGGGTTATGGACATATTTGATTCAAGCGAGACTCCTGTTTTAATGGGAATCAGAATCATATCTGGATGGCTTTTAACGAATCGATTTGTTATGGCCGGACTTCCTCCGGGAGACTTCTTCGTTTACGACACTTCTGGAAAGAATGAAGATCCGACAATGAGTGATTTTGGTGGCACAAAGATTCTTCTCTATGCAGACGCTTCGGAGGGGACAGGTGGCTAACGATGTTTTATTTAATAGAAAATGTTCGTTCCTTTTTGGCTTTCCCGGACAGCTTGGGAGGCAATACACAGGTCTTCGCATCCGTTTTAAGATCGTAAAGACTAGCGACTCGAAGCCTAATAAATCTAACGTTCAAATATTCAACCTAACAAAAGAATCAAGAACACTTGCTGAAAAAAAAGGACTAGTTTTCATACTAAATGCTGGGTACGAAACCACGGAAGAGGTTATTTTTAGCGGTGACGTTGCAAGAGTTATTACTGAGCTTGATGGCCCAGATTATGTTACAACATTTGAGTCTGGTGATGGTGAAAAAGCATTTCAGACAGCAAGAGTTGAGAAATCATTTCAAGAAGGTGTCGATATAAAGGACGTTTTTACTGAGATCATTACCTCTCTTGGAAAGACGATCAAGGATATTTCATCTATTAAGTCGGAAAAGATCGTTAACGGAATATCACTGACAGGACTGTCAAGAACACACATGGACGACCTTACAAAAAGATATGGTCTAGAGTGGTCTATCCAAGATGGTGGGATTCAGGTTCTTGAAAAAAATAAATCAACAAAAGAAACGGCCATTGTTTTAAATTCAAACAGTGGGCTAGTTGGAGTTCCAAAGAAAAAAGAAGACGGATCGGTCGATCTAGTTTCTCTTCTTCAGCCTCAAATAAGACCGGGAAGAACTATTCGAATCGAGTCTTTATTTTTAAGCGGTGACTATGTTTGCAGAAAGGTTACTCATTCGGGAGACACGCACGGGCAGGATTGGTACTCACAAATTGAGGCGGTTAAAAAATAATGGAAACACCCACATTAGACGCTGTTATTCTTCAAGGTATTGAGTCGAGATTGTTCGATGTTCACACATGCCTTCCTGGAGTTGTTGAAAAATACAACAAGGCAAAAAATACAGTCGACGTTATCCCGGCCTTAAAAAGAAAATATGAAACAGGAGAGGTTGTTCAGCAACCTATGGTTTTAAATGTTCCAGTTAAGTTTCCTCGTGGTGGTGATTTTTCTTTTACACACCCGTTAAAAAAAGGCGACTATGTAATACTTGTTTTTTCTGAGCGATCTCTTGATGTTTGGAAAAAGAGTGGTGGAATTGTTGATCCAAAAGACCCACGAAAATTTAATATCACGGATGCTTACGCCATGCCGGGTGGTTATCCTGAAAACAATCCTGTTGCCGATGCATCGGACTTGTCGGCAAGAATAAAAAACAAGAATACTTTAATCGAGCTTACTGATGAAGTTGTAAAAATAAAAAATGGTGCTGGTTTAATTGAGATAGGAGTGGGGGCAAAGTTTAAAATTCAAAAAGAAGGTGGGGATGATTTCCTTGCTCTTATGAGTGACTTCCTTCAAGAGATTATCGACGCTAGAACTATGACGGCCATGGGACCTCAGCCGTTTATCGACCTATCGCCATTCATTCAATTGAAAACTAAGCTCGATGCGATCAAGGGGAGCTGATTATGCTAGATAAGGATAGGCTTGGAGCTGCACTGTGGGCAAGGGTAAAGCTAGAATCCGGTGGATATACTCCGGGAATTGGTCCAGTTCAGGACGCTCAAGGTCTTCAGCTTTGGAAAGGGATCGCGGACGAGATCATATTAGAATTTACGGCAAATGCTATCGTTCCGGTTCAGCCGGGTACGTTTAAAGATAGTACAAACACTCCTATTACTGGTGCTGGAGTTGGAGCGATTACATGACAGATATAACCTTAAAGGAAGATTTCTCTGGATTGCTTATCGTTAATGGAGACCTTGTTTTAACGAAAGATGCCGATGCAGTTAAGCAACATTTAACCCAAAGGCTCAAAATGTTCTCCGGAGAGTGGTTTTTAAACCTCGCTGAAGGGGTTCCATATTTCCAAAACATTTTAATCAAGAACCCGAATCCGGACGTTGTAGACGGATTGCTTAAAGAAGAGATTCTTTCAACACCCGGTGTAGATGAATTATTATCATTTAATCTTGATTACGATGCGTCACTAAGAAAACTTACTGTTGATTTCAGCGTCAGAGTGCTTGATACTATAATTGACTTTGAAAATTTAGCGTTAGGAATTTAAGGAAAACTTATGGCGTTTGGACTTACACCGCAGGGCTTTGTTAAAAAAAGACTTGTCGACATAAAAATAGAAATTGAAAACTCCCTAAGAGCCTCTCTTGGGAAAAACTTAAACCTTCTTCCTGCGTCTGTTTTTGGACAGATTATAGGGATTCAGTCAGAGCGAGAATCTCTTTTATGGGAAGCTCTCGAGGCGGTTTATAATTCTCAATATCCAGACTCTTCAGATGGTGTTTCGCTAGACAATGTAGGTGCGATTGTCGGTGTTTCGAGAATACCATCTCGCGCAACGGTTCAAAAAAACCTTCATTTATTTGGAACAGCAGGGACTATAGTTCCTCAAGGCACACAAGTATCGGTTCCGAATGTTTCAGATGCAGTTTTTACGATAAACGCGGACACTTTACTTGGTATTGGGCTTGATGAAGTTCAAACAATTTCATTTGCATCTGTCCCAGCGGTCGGTTCATGGCGATTAAAATATTTAGACGAATTAAGTATTCTATTAGACTTCGATTCGACAAACGCAGAAATCCAAACCGCTTTAAATAATCTTTTAAACCTAGAAGGAATCATTGTTTCTGGCTCTTATGCTGCCGGGATAATCGTAACATTCGCTGGTGATTCTGGAAAAATAGATCATTCAATGTTGAGCGTTTTAGACAACACAACCGGAGTTGTGATCACTGTTTTGGAAACCGTAAAAGGAATTCCTCAAGCATTGGCGACAGCGACTTGTGTAAACACTGGACCAATTCCAGCGTTTGCCTTTGCCTTAACAGAAATCGTAAGCCCTGTTCCCGGTCTTGACCGAGTTTTAAATATTGAAGACGCTGTTATCGGTAGAAATATTGAAACAGATACGGAGTTTAGACAAAGAAGAAATGAGTCTCTTCAGATTGCTGGTTCGGCAACTGTCGACGCTATTCGCTCAGAGCTTCTTCAGATTGTGGGAGTTAATGAGGCTATAGTTTTTGAAAATGTTACGATGGCCATTGATTCAAACGGGCTTCCTCCTAAGTCAGTCGCTTGCTATGTTGACGGTGGGGACACTCAGGACATTGCCGACACTCTTTTTAAAGTAAAAGGAGCTGGGATAGAAACCTATGGGGACATCACTGAGCAAACAACGGACTCACAAGGATTTACTCACGGTGTTGAATTCTCGCGCCCGGTCGATGTTGATATCTGGATAGAGCTTGAT